TCCCTGTCTGGTCAGGAACTATGACTAATGGTCAGCTAATCATCGGAAGCACCGGAGCCACTCCTACGGCCGCGACCTTGACTGCGGGCTCAGGGATATCGATTACCAATGCTGCTGGAAGCATTACGATCTCAGGCACTACATCAGGCATGTCATGGTCTACGGTCTCAGGTACCACACAGGCTGCAGCGGTCAATAGTGGTTATATCACCAATAATGCTGGAGCCGTGACGGTAACACTGCCTACTACATTCGCCATAGGGGAAGCGGTAGAGGTCAAGGGATTGGGTGCTGGAGGGTGGGTGCTCGCTGCGGGTACTGCGACTGTAATAAGGATGGGAAGCTCAGTCACAAGTTCTGCAGGAAGCCTCACTTCAGCCAATAGGTATGACACAGTGAGGGTAATAGGCCTGGAAGCCAATGCTACTTGGTCTGTGGATTACGCCTTCTCAGCAGGATTAACCGTCGCATAAGGAGTCAAGGATGGCAACTAATAATCAGCTAAACGTCGGGCTTTCGGGATCTAGTGGCTCTGGCTCATTTGTAGGGTCTACTGGTGCCACGTTAGTAACGCCTACCCTAGGAGCCGCTACTGCAACAAGCTTAACATTTAACCCAACTACCGGTGGGATTGTAGGAACGACCACCAATGATAATGCAGGTTCTGGGAAGGTTGGGGAGTTTGTGACTAGTAACGTAGCCGCAGGATCGGCAACCTCCATCAGCAGCGCTACTGCTACAAATTTGACCAGCATAAGCTTGACCGCGGGGGATTGGGATGTGTGGGGCAATATAAGGCTTGCGTCAACCGGATTAAATGCAGCTGCTGATGTCTGGATAAGCACCACCTCAGCAACTTTGCCGGATGCATCACTAAGAAATGGAATTGTAGTTACACATACTGCTGTGGCCTTGAGCGCCCCTACCGTTCGCTTATCTCTAAGTGGCACTACGACGGTCTATATATCGGCTCAGATAACAATAACTTCAGGCACATCGACGCAATGCGGGACATTATCGGCAAGAAGGGTGAGATAGGAAGTATTACGGATTAATTTAACTTAAGGATAAGGGGATCACAATGGCTATACTTAACATCGTTACATCGCAGACAGGCCTGGTGGGTGTTCTACCTAGTCTGGCTTATATCGACACCAATGACACTGAGGCTACTGTCCTCACTGCAGGCTACCTCAATAAGGCTGTAGAGCAAGGATATCAATTCTCGCTTCCTTGCTTGGCTGCAATTAGCACACGCACTACTCCTAATGCAGCTGCCGATGTTGGGTGGTATGAGATCCAGCATTCAGGAGGAAATTGGTCGCTAGTCCCTACGGCTTCTCCTGGGGCTGTGGTACTTCCTACGATTGCCAATCATATTGCAACCTTTACCAATACAACTGGTACTCTCGGCGAAGACCCAGCCACTGCTATCTCAGGCGGCAATATTCAGGCAGGCCTCAATGCCACAGCTGGCTACTTGGCCACCTTCCCAGCGACTCTGAATAGAGGTAGCTTACGTCTAGTGGCTGCTAATAGCACTGGCAATACGGTTACCCAGATTACTAATGCCTCAATGGCAGCGGCTCGGGTATTTACGATTCCAGATGGTGGCCAGGCTGCTTCTAACTTCATCATGAGCGATAGCGCGACCACCCAGACCATCAATACTGGCAACCTTTCAGTAGCTGCAGGCAACATATCAGCAGGCTCTAGTGGTGCAGCAGGAACCTTAATCAGCTTCCCAGCCACAGCGGGTAATGGTAGCTTGATCATCTCAGCCCTTAATGCTGGCGGTGCCTTCAATTCGACAGTACGCAATAGCGTGATGGGGCAGTCCACAGTATTCTCAATCCCAGACCCAGGTGCGGCTACTGCTAACTTCCTCTTAGATACTGGAGCGAGCAACATCATTGCCCAGCAGCAATTCGTAGGCATTAGCAATGTGCTCACATTCGGTACAGGTACTTGGACTGTGACCCGTATTGCACAGGGCAACTATGTATCCCGCCATACTGCAGCTGATGAGACCTCAATTATCGCAATTGATATCACGCCTATCATTAGGGCAGCTGCCAATAAGGGCTTTAGGCTAGATAGCTTTGATTACATCTACTCTATAGCCACGCTCGCCATGGACGCTCATAGCTTGACCTTAGACAGGATTGCTTATGCCAATAATGTGGCCGTAAGTGTGACCTCAATCCCAGTGACAGCGACCTTGGCTACAGCAACCCAAGCCAATCCCTATGTGACTAACTGTACTGTGACCACTCCTGCCTTTGATGTGACTGCAGACTCTAAGTATGTGATTGAAGTTACAGCCGATAATGCGGCTACCACTGCCTTCGATTTTTACGGCATCATGTTGCGATTCAGCCAGACTATCGGCTAATATCGAGAGGGGCTCAATGCCCCTCACACTAATCAATGGAGTTGACGATGGACTTAGAAGCATTACGCGCACGCAAAGTAGATTTAGAGAATGGCGCCTTACAGCTAGCTTCCCAGTGGCAAGTCTTACAAGGCCAGAAGCTAGAGGTTGAGGCTTGGATTGCGGATATGGAGCAGAAGGCGTCTGACAGCTGTATAACCCAGGATATACTGCTTGCGTCTGAAGCTGAAGCTGTAGTAGAGTAGCCCTACCATGGCTCGCTCCCGTATGAAGGACAGTCCTCCCTAGTACTGCGATGTGAGCCATACTAATTCGATTATAAGGAAGTATCATGGAAATCAAGTTAGCAGAGGCTTTATTAAGGCGTAAGGAGTTATCAGAGAAGGTCAATATCCTTAGGCACTTCAAAGACAATCAGATGTTCTACGAGATTCGTGGCCAGCGCAATAAGATTACTGAAGGTACAGATGAGCTTAATGCTAATCTGCCCAAACTTACTGCCTCCCAGGTCACAGCAGAGTATGACTTCGCAGCCAAGCAGTTACGCCTGGTTGATGCACTTATCCAGCAGGCGAATTGGACTACAGTGCTAGAGGTTGACCCTATGGTCATGGAGGCCTATAAAGCTCCATAAGTATTTTGAGGTCGACTGTGGCACAGTTCATAAATCCTGTAATTAGCCTTCAGCAGGTGCCTCGCCCGATTTAAGATAGCTTGATGGTACGAGGAAGGCCGCTGGGAGCCTTAATCCTAAGCAGCATCGATGTTGCGTTGCCAGAGCATGTCTGTAACATGCATCTAACTGTAGCTCAGAAGGTAGAGCGCAAGACTTTGGATCTTGATGTAGCCGGTTCGATCCCGGTCAGTGACTAGACTAGAGATAGTTGTGGTTCGATTCCACCGTTGCCCAATACTGAGGGCGACGCAGCCAGATGGTCTGGCCTATTACCGCCCATTAACTCCGAGTACTATTACAGTTTAGATCCGAAGTATCGATTGACCGATTATGCAATCTCGTTATGATGGCCTTAGCTAGGCCTAGCGAAGAGAGCTAAAATCCGATTGCCGACTACTATACTTCCGACTAACCAGCTCGTAATCAAGCTATCCCTATACACCATCTCCGTCAAGGATTGACAGGATGACCAAGACTCATACAGAATCTAATGAGCAGATTGCTGCCATGGACTGGTTAAGGGCTCAACACCCTAAGATTGCTTTACATACGTTACACATCGGCAATGAGCGCAAGGCTACCTATTACGCTGGCTATATCATGAAGCGGATGGGTGTACTGAAGGGCGCTAGCGATCTCTTCATGGCATGGCCTCTAGGTGGCTTCCATGGGCTATTCATCGAAGTTAAATCTAAAGTTGGCAGACCATCTCAAGAGCAGAAGGAATTCATAGAGCGCATGAACTCTGTAGGCTATATGGCTCGCGTGTGCTATGGGGCTGATGAGGTCATCAATACTATGAAGGCCTATCTAAGCCAGAAGTTCACCATGGAACCCCATCCTCATCCTCCTGAAAGTCCTTCGCAACCGGAGTAGCAGTAGCCTCCTTGTTCTTTGGCATTAGCCTCACATCGTTGGCTATAATCTTGAAGCTCATCTTCTCCTGGCCATGCTGGGTCACATACTTCTTGCTCTCCATCTCACCTTGGATCCATACGAGATCGCCCACTGACATGTACTTCTCTGCAATCTCCGCGAGCTTATTGAAGAGCACGATATTGTGCCAGGTAACCTTCTCCTCCTTGACCCCATCCTTCACGTACTTCTTAGAAGTCACCACACTCATATTGGTCACCTTCATGCCACCCTGGGTGGTCTTCGTATCTAATGTGCCAATGCGGCCTAAAACTTGCGCTATATTAATCATGATGTCTTCTCAATCTGATGGATAAAGTCCAAAGCTGCTTCCTGGGATAGCTCATCTATACTACTTGCCTGGTAATATTTCAAGGCCTTATCAACCCTTTCGATAGGTACCGCTTTCTCTTCGATGAGTCGCTTAACTTCAGTATGAGCTTCAACCTGTCCCGCTCTAAGTCCTCCCACCTCCAATAAGTCTCCGTCATCCCGGAGTGATACTGGCAATCCGCTTGCTCCCTCTGAATCTTCTCTATCCGAAGCTCCAGCCACCAATCCATCCACTTCCTTATCCTCTGTCTCATCCCTAAGGCTCCTAAGTTTAGCTTGAAAGTCTTGTACTAGCGTCTCAGTGCGAGTGCTCTTGGCATCCACTGGCTCGTACTCGCCCACAGTATAATCCTCTACCTCTTCACGTGGCTTAATGCCCTTGAGCGCATCTGGGAAGGCATCTCGAAGGGTAAATCCCCGGGCGCGAAGCTTGAGCATCCTCTCAGGATACTGAGTCCATGGTCCGACCTTGCCTAGAAGTCCCGCTCTCTTGGCCATGTCTAGCGTAAACTCATTGACCTTGGGCTCCATGCCGTAGCGCTTGACGGTACAGCGGAAGCCCTTTACCGGATTGCCCAGCGGCTCCTCAATGATGTCCTCGAAGTCAGGATGAGCCATACAGAGCGCGAGCATATCATCGCCCCACATTGCAGGCTTGCCATTGATGACAGCTATACATTGCATCGCTTGTTCTGGTGCAATACCAATCTGGTAGCCCATGGCCCAGGCTATGTAGAGGTCTTGAGGCTTGCCTCTGAAGCACTTAGGGACAAGCTCTGATGAGGCAAGCTTTGTGGCCAGGCTCATATAGTGTGGCGCTAAGTCCTTGCTGAAGAGGCTATCATCTAGCCTGCTGAATGTGGCGATGTCCTTGCCCATGTTTCCATCCTATTTTAGATTAAAATCCCATTGTATAGAGGCCTAGCCTATCATTTAAGATTAAATACGCGATTGCCCTTCTTGGTGGCCTTCCAAGTTACCAGCAGCTCTTCATCAAGCCCTACGAGGTACTCTGCATCTTTCATGTGGCTCATGATCTCAACTTTGTAGAGCTCTTCATCCTCTTCCAGCTGCTTTCGCATGGTCTTAATCTTGGTAAGCTGCTTTAATGAATTCGTGGTTGTGAAGTTAGATGCCACAACCTTATCTGGGTTTGCCTTACCATACTTGATCCTACAGTCAGAAGTATTGATAGGGGCAGGCTCACGACGCTCTTGGACGCAAGCCCAGAAGTTGATGTCCGATTGCAAGATTAGAGACTCTAATGCCGCATCTCGCTCATACACGAATTGCTTATACTCCATCCCACCTATGAGGACGGCACAATACCCTCGTGTCGCATCTGTTAAGAGGCATTGCTTGGCAATCTGGATGAGGTAGGCCATTGGAATGCCATCTGAGAGGCTCATGTCCCACTCTTTGCGGCTATAAGCGTTGGCGGCTTTACATTCGACTACGGCATTTAGGTCTGGGCACCATGCGTCAAGGTTGGCGAAGATGTAGGGATAGTCTGGATGATAGATGGTATCAGGGAATTTTAGCAGGACTCCATTCTCCTCAGAGAACCTAGTCAAGATGAGCGGCTCTAGGGCATTCCCCCAGTATTGGGCTTCGGTAATATTATCATCGGATGATACGGTGCCAATCTTCTCGAGATAGAGCTGGTAGGGCGTCTTGTAAGTGGAATAGCCCATTATGATAGGGCTGTCACTTGCTCCAATGCCCTCGGTGCGCTTCTTGCGCTGCTCTTCAGTAAGCATACTAATCCTTGTAAGCTAGGTTTCTCTACAATATCCTACTCAGAGATGAAGTTCAAGCTAGCAGTACACCTTAGAGTATGATAATATTACAAGCTTACAGGAGACGACTATGACTATAGATGAAGTAATCCAATACTTTGGCAGCCTGCACAGGGCTTGCACAGAACTGAATATCTACCCCAGCAATATGACTCGCTGGAAGACTAGAGGCTATATCTCCTACCTTCAGCAATTCAGGATTGCAGAGCTTACGCAAGGAGAGCTGATGCCAGACCCAGTAGACCCCCGCGTGTTGATTAGAGAGCGCAAGAAGGCGGCATGCAATGATAGATAGGGCTGCAATAGTACAATCCCTGCTTAATGATATTGCATCACGCCTAAAGGACATGGAGCTACACAACCGTGATAGCTTCTTGTGTAAGAGTGATCTCTCTAGCGAGCTTAGAGGCTTGTACGGCTATCTGGAGAGAATCAGAGTAAGAGAACTTAAACTGCAACTAGAGGACTACAGCATGAATATTGAATTTGAGACTTTCCACACCAAGCACCTTACCTTCGACATGGTTGACCCTGGCGCACTGTTCGTCTGCATAGATGGCCACCTTTATCAGAAGTCCTATGACTGTGAAGATGACGAGAAGGACATGGCTTGGATGATATGTGATAAGGATGGCGCACCCCAGGGTCAGTGCATTACCTTCTACTCAGATGAGAAGATTGACCGCATACTGCCTAAAATTAAGAGGATAAGCTTCTAATGCTATGCTATCGAGATAAGACGTTTTGCATGTCACCGTCATGCAAGAATGACTGCGGTAGACAGCTTACAGAGGAGGTAAGTCGTCGGGCTGAGCATGCTGGCTTGCCTGTGGCGGCTGCCTACTTCTGTGGTTTTCTGAAGGACGATCCTCAAAGCATTGACATCCAAGCTGATTCCAGCCTAGATTGACACTCCCCACACTTTCGAGAGCCAAGGATGACTAAGAAGCCAAATGGATTTGACCCCACTGTAGACCCTACCAAGATGTTTAAGTACGGCTATGGTATGCACCCAGACTTTAACTCTAAGCCAAAGCCTAAAGTTGTACTCGCTGATTTGGTCGATCCCAACTATGTGGATGACCCTGATCTGAGGGAGATCAAACGCGCGTTAAGGCTTGATCTTGATAGAATTTTGGAGTAGAAGTAGATGAGGGCATCCTGCCCTACAGAAGGTGTTACGCGATTACGTTCGAAGGTTTCGCGTAGTACTGGATTGGAACTTACATTTAAGTCACTTCGACATGACTAAGGACATTTTACCATGCAATCTCATCTCAATGTAACCCCCGAAGGCATAATTCCTGTATATCAACGCTACGTAGACATCGACGAAGACATCCACCAGAAGCTAAGCCTTTATACTTTAAGTCTTTATGTAGCATTTAGGTTCGCCGCACAGTTCGGCCAAGATTCTTCTAGGATTAAGCGCACGGCTCAATATATGGCCGACAAGGCAAAGATATCTAAACGGCAATACTTTATTAGCGTCAATGAGCTTGAAGCAGTTGGGTTAATTAAGCGCGATCCGACTTCCAAGATAGGGGAGGTTGGCGCAATTTACATTGCAAGACACCTTTGGCACTTTACGCCTGAACTAGCCCCTAAGCCAGTATCTATCAGTACTTCTGAGGAACCCATGCAGAATTTGCAGGGGGCCATGCAGAATTTGCATACCTTATTCATTAACTCTTCTCATAAAATACCTACTGATAGCAATTTTCAGGAGACTAAGCCCTCAAAACCCAGGCTAGCCAGTAAAAAGGATTCCAAGCCTTCCCTTCTGCGGGAGATGATAGATATCTACCGAGAGATCTTCCCTGATAATCCTCAGCCGCATAAGACTGCCATCTCCACGAACCTTGAGAAGACCTTGAGGACGCTAATCAAGAGATGGCCTGAGGTGGCTCATGGCGAAGCATTTACGTTGGAGTATTTCAGGCGATATCTCCGTGGACTTAAAGAGCTTGCGCCTAAATTCTCCCTGAAGAGCTATACCACAGAAGATGGCAGGGAGAAGAAGAATGACTTGCTAACTTTCTGCCGATGGAATACTGTCGTCAGCTTTTCAGAGGATAGATATTCATGAGAGTCCCTCATCATTGTGAAGAGCTAGAAATCCAGGTATTAGGCGATCTCATGGCTATTGGCAATCCTCAGGACTTGATGGCTCAGAAGGCCATGCTGCAGATTACCCCTAAGAGCTTCTATAAGCCTCTAAGTGCTGAACTATTCGCCTTGATTAGAAAATCCTTCCAGAAGTCTGAGCCCTTTGGATTTATGGATATCTTCGCCAATATTGGGGCTGAGAAGATGGCGCTATATGAGCATCAGACTAGAGTCATGGGTGATCACACTGGTCGGGCGCCTATCACAGAGACCTTTGAGTACCATATTCAGCGTTTAATTAGCCTTGAGACCGCAAGAAGGAATGTTGCCATACTAGAGGATTCTCTCGATCAGGCTTACTCCATGACTGACCCTGTTGAGCTGAACTCCTTTCTCCGTGAGAGTGCCAAGGAAGTCTGCCAGATAGACAGCGGAGAAGTATCTAAAGGCGTCTATCAAGATGAAATTATTGACGAGCTTCAATCTGGCAAGAGTGACGAACAGACCTTGATGCCAACTTCTAGTGAGCAGCTTAACTCACTCCTGGGAGGAGGTTTCATGTCTGAAAGTCTTATCACTGTGGCCGGAGCTGCTGGGGTTGGTAAGACGGGATTTGCTATCTGGCTTATGGATTCCATCGCCAGCCAGCAAGAAGGTAAGCAAGCAATCTTCTTCTCCCTAGAGATGCGCCCTAGCGAAATAGTTAAGAGGCTTTTAGGGATTAAGGCTGGTAAGCTCTATAGTCAACAGAATTACAATGAGAGGACTCAGGCAATTGCTGAAGTCCTGAGGTACTCATTGAAGCTTTACGATTACAAGAATCCTGATCTCGACTTTATACTTACAGCCTCTAAGCTTGATGCAGCCAAGCAGCCTATTTCTGTGATAGTCGTTGACTACCTTACCCTAGTGACCAATCGTGGAAGCTTTGAACGCAATGACTTGCGACAAGCTGATATTACTACCAAGTTTGCATGGCTTGCGGCCGATTTGGACTGTGTAATAATTGCTCTATCTCAGGTCAACCGGGGTGCAGCATCTGGAGAGGATCATTGTCCACAACCTCATCATGCAGCTGACTCATCCGGTAGTCACAGGTCAAGCCATATCTGGTTAGGCATTGATAGGCCAGAGACTTATCTAGATGACCCATGTTATCGAGACCAATTCGTGATTAAGTGCCGTAAGAATCGTACTGGCGATCACTTCGAGCACATTATGAGCTTTAACTCTGGTACTTTCAGGGAGATGCCCTACGGATACTTCAAGAAGCCGGAGAAGAAAGTCAAGCCAGAGAAAATCTTCGAGCCTTCCTACAAGCCCCACCACGGACAGTGATTCTATAGTGCAAATCCGTCCATGGCTGAGAGATCTCCTGTTAACCTAGGCTAGGGTAGTGGGTTATCAGGAGGATTGAAATTTGGGGGTATTTTGGAGCTTCTAGTTATTCCCCAGCATCTTGTCAATGAAGTCATTAAATTCTGCCTTAATCTTGCGCAAGTCTGTATTCGCATCTACTTCCACTTCATTGCGGGAAGCCTCGATAGAATCGCCTATAACCTCGTCGCAAATTCTTAAGAGATTGCTAACCAGGGTAGTAATTGTGCTCCCAATTGCCCACTTGACCACATGATTGGGTGCTCCCGTGTCAACCATATTCAATTTCATGATCCGCAAGGTCTCCATAGCACCTTCTAGCGCTCCCATTATCGATCTAGCTTGTCTCGTCAATTTAACTTCTCCTCTTGGTTCATCATGGCCTTGACCTTCTCTAGGTCTAATAGACACGATCTTAAAGCTTCTGTTTGGGCTTCGATTATGTCCATAGGCGAGACACAGGAATGCTTATTAGTGCGTGCGTGTAAGCCTTGTCGGGTGAGGTCAAGGAATTGCGCTAAAGTGGATATTATGGCCCTATCAGGCATGCTATCCAAGTTTTGCGAGCACTGCTGTAAGAAGCTGATTATCTCGTTTGCGCAATCTTTGATGAAAAGGTGAAAGTCTTCTCGGATTGTAGGGGAGTCCATTAGAACACTCCGCCAACATGCGCCAGTATTGCGCCTAGTATCATTGCATATATTCCTAGAAAGTGGTTCATGGTGCTAGAGTACTGCGATTTTAGGGTTGAGTCTATCGCATCTAATCTGCGGTCAATGCGGTCAAAGGTAACACCCATGCCGCTTACCTGGGTCTTGAGGACTTCTATGTCTAGCTGCTCTTGTGTGTAAGTCCTCTCCCTCATGCTAGCTCCTTAGGATCAAGAAGTTCCTTACACATTTTGCTTAGTAGCTCGATATTATGAAGCGGTATTCTCTCTAAAGCCTCAAATACTTCGTGAGGATCTTCTATCATGTATAGTGCGTTGGTTAGGTTGTCGATCCTGATTGATCGCAATATATCCTCGCGGGAGTGTGTCGCTGGGAATTCGTGGATTGTCATTATCTAGTCCTCTCAAATTAGCCCATAAGCGTGAAGGCTTACTGGCAATGCTACGCCTAAGATTATTGTAGCTAGGATCCAATATCCTAGCCGCTCGATTCTGCCCACTGTCCGCTCAAGTAGTCTTACGCGAACCTCGTGGTCTATGTAACTCTCTGGTGTCATGATTTAGTCCTCTCTCCGTAATGAGAATTTGATTACCCTTGGATCTTCAGGATTATCAATCCATAGCCCATTTTTAGAGGCTTTGTACAATGTTACATCATCTTTCCGCTTCGCTTCGGATTCATGAACCACGGTTAACTTCCCATCTAGTTTTACAACTAAAAGTCCCTTATCGCCATGCTCTTTACAATGCTTTGTGGCCAGCATAGACGCCTGAAATTGGGTATCATGCTGCTTACTGTAATCAATATGTATAATTCCCATTACAGGTGTTATAGCCATGGTTAGCTTACTCATTTTCATGATTTACTCCTCTTCATGGGAGTTAGCCAGTCGGGTTTATCTACTTCTTTGTGGCAATTATTGCAATCGAATGAAACCCAATTAAAGTGACCCGCTCGCAACGTGTGATCGCAGTGCGGACATTTTAATACTTTGCCAGCGTGTCCAGCTCGATCTGATTTAGTGACATTGCGCCATTGAATCTCTGTCATGTTTAGCCCTCCTCAATCTCGTCATTATGGCAGTACATAATCTGATCCTCGCTACACATGTAATATTCGCGCTCTTCTTCGGTAAGATCGCTGTAACGCAATTCTGTAAACTCTTCGCTGCTCCAGTCCGAGCAACCGCATCTAAAGGCTACTTCGTCGATTAGTCTTAATGCGTGGCCTTGATCATATTCAATACCGCAGATGCTTACCGTATCGTAGCAATCGTTGAGCATATCTTCATATTTGTCTTCAATCTGGTGGTAATAGTATAAGCTTCTCATTTTTTAGTCCTCTTATGTGTTAAGTACGCTTATAATACTAGTCTAAGGTGTAGCTGTCAAGGGTAATATGCAATTAATTTGCGATCTTAGGCTATAATATGACTTTAGAGTAAATTCTATACAGGGAGTTAAGTATGAATATGATTAGGTGTCCTGGTTGTCGCGGTTCTAAGAAGGTTGCTAAACTCGGCGGCATGATAGGCGATTGCAATACATGCAAGGGTAAGGGTGAGATTAGCGAAGATTCTAAGCCTGTTATGGTTATGGCGCCAATTCCTGAGCCAGTCGCTGAAATTGTTAAGGCTGTTAGTGAGGCCGTTGCGGTTAGTCCTGAGCCTACCACGCAAGAGCTACCTCTAAAGCTTCATAAGGGATCGCAATCAGGTACCGAGGGCAAGCCCAATATCTACAAGCGTAAAGGAGCATAACCATGGGTAACTTCAATAATGAGCATATCCCCACCACGGCCTTGAGGGAAAGGGTTATCGATCTGGTAAGGAGTGGTGCGCCAATTTATATAATGGCGGAAATTCTGGATATAGATCAGGCCACACTTAATAAGCACTACAGCAAAGAGATTAAGACTGCTAAGACCGAGGCTATTGAGCGGATTGGGAAGACTGTATATCAATTGGCTTTAGAGGGTGATCCTAAGGCTTACGCGCTTTATCTTAAGACTCAAGGCGCAAGTCATGGTTGGGTGGAGAAGCAAGTTGTCGAGACGGTCAATAGTGACGAGACCCTAGCTCTCAGGGATAAAGTCAAGGAGCTAGAGGGTAAGTTTCAGCGGGATTATTAGGTTTGAACACCCATATATTGGAATCCCTTTGCACGACAAGCTATTAAGGTAGATATTGGTTCGCTGGTGTAGCGACAAGTGAAGGTCTTTAAATCGACTACTCGGTATATATAGTCGTCTTTCACTATGTCATGTTCGATAACCAGCTTGCTATCGTCAATCTTATACTCATTGCATATTACTCTCATGGTTTAGTCCTCTAGTAGTGACCGCGATTAAGCGGCCTGAAGTTCGATAAGTTTATCCTTGGCCTCGGAGATAGCATCAATAGCCATGTCAGGGAAGATATCGATAATGACGTCTTGCAGCTTGTTCCATTCATAGCAGATACCGCCTAAGTAGGCCGATCCCAACTCTATCCCGCACTTATAGGCCTGTACATGGGCTACTAGCCAAGTAAGATCACCGCTGTAAATTGATTGCAGAATGTCCTCTTCATATTCCATATCAGCCGGATCGCAGTCCTCGTCAATGAATTTAAGGGTAACTGTAAAGCCGTCAATCTCTTGGCTATGGTAGCCTTTGTAAATGTCTCGATCTGTTTTCATGTTGTAGTCCTTTAGTGTGTGAGGGTTTCCCCTCACGGTTAAGTTAAATTACCATTGCAAAGGGATGGCCAGCACTAAGATAACGCCGCAAGCTAAGATTCCAACGCCTAGCAATCCCCATACTACATTCTCTATTGTCTCTATCATGTTTAAGTCCTCTAAGTTGGTATGAAGTGAGTATACTACTCTCAAGTGTAGCTGTCAATAGGTAATAGAAATATAATTTACATAGTGTGCATGTTGAGTGTGAAGCTAGCTATGGCCTTACAATGAGAGGATGGATTGAGCGTAGTGAGTATATTATGAGTGTGACCCCCACTATGGTATGTGAGGGTAGGTTAGGATTATGATGTGTCTATGAAGGTCTAGGCCTTTGCGACACATACATTAATGATAGGGTTTCGTAGGCCTATGTGAGGAGCTTGGATATTGATGGTCTTGATAATTTCATGGCCTTGGCTATTTGGGTGATATTTAGGCCTTGCATAGATAGTGATATAGCCTGATCACGTAGGGTAGGATCGAGTTTAGGTCTGCCTAAATGCTTTCCTTTGGATTTGGCTATGTCTATGCCTTCGCGTTGTCTTTTACGGGTTAGAGTACGCTCAAACTGGGCTATCATACCTAACATTTGCAGCATCATGGTACTTACAGGGTTATCTTCACTAGTGAATGTAAGTCGCTCGGAGTGAAATTGTACTGTGATATTACGGCTTACTAGGGTATCTACTATCTCCTGAAGGTCTCTAAGAGACCTTGCGAGTCTATCTATACTATGTATATGTAAGGTATCACCATTCCTTATATATGTAAGGCAAGCTTGGAGCTGGGGGCGATCCTTAGTTGCTCCAGATAGCTTATCAGTGAATTTGCGGTCAAGACGAACTCCCTCTAGCTGGCGATCCACATTCTGCCCTTCACTACTTACTCTAATGTATCCAATATGCTCACTCATGTTAATTAGTCCTCACTTAGTTAATGGAAGGCTATTGTGCATTACCTTTGCTTCACATGTCAAGAAAGGTTATGTAATCACTTTACTGCATATCAATAAGCATAGATGTAAGGGTGAAGCGAGGCATGCAAGTAAGGTATACCTTTACGGCAGGGATTTAAATTAAATATATCCTAGGATGCATCACTCATTAATATATAGGGAGGCTGGTATAGCATGAGAGCCAAGCATAGCCTCGTGGCTGGCCGCTATCCCCTGCCCCTGTAGGCGTACCCCTCTCATGGCCTAGGCGCCCCCTATGCCCCGCAGCGAGGCACCCGGTAGCAGCAGCGCGAGCCTCTCCCCCTCTCCCTTCCACATCATTTTGAAATTCTGCCAATCACTGTAAATTATCTTGACATACTGCACGCCTAATATAATTTCACTCATATACTCTATATATAGAGCTCAAGATCACCTAAGGCATATATTTACATGGAAAGGCCTAAAGTCTCTGTGCCACACCCAGAATTTATACATACTGCTCATCACCATGAAGAGCTATACTATATATATATAGGAGATTCCTAAATTCCGGCCAAGCGATTTAAGGGAGTGCTTCCCATTCAGCCGGATTTCGGGTTACCCTATACCCCCATAATATTTCTGGAGAATTTTAGAGAATGACGCCATCAGACCTGAAGAAGGCCTTTGAAGAGCTGGATTGCGAGCCACAGGGTTGGGAGAAGCAATTCGAGGCTATATACAAAGATGTCTGCCGCAAGCCAATGTCCGTACTGTGCCCCTTTCATGAGGAGAAGACGCCATCATGCTGCCTGGATCATGCCAATAAGATGTTCCGGTGCCTTGGATGTGGGGCTAAAGGGGTAATATTGCCTGATGGCAAGCTTGTACGCAGTGGTGAGGGTAGAGAATCATAATGGCAACCCTAGATGAGCTGCACCAGATAGTGACTGAGATGGAGTTATACCGCCCTAGCACCAAATCCTTCCAGGAAGCGCTGTCTCGGCTATCCAAGTGGAATCGTGAGTGGGCTAACCAGAATAAGCGTAGTCCGCAGACTCCTACTGTAGGCTGCCCTAAGTGCGGGGAGCAGCTATGAAGCCATGGCAAGGAGATGTAGTCCTGCAGACGCATGCCCAGGAGAAAGCTTCCGACCTAGATTCTCAGATAGCTGAACTAGAAGCAGAATATAGGGCATTGCCGCGCGGTAGCCATATGGTAGAAGATCGCGAACCTGATTACAGGGGTCGAGACTTAGTCCAGGAGATTTGGCACCTGAAAGAATTACGCCGCAAGCTTAGACCCCCAACCAAGATGATGGCTTCCCAGCAGATGACAGAATTCGATGTCGGAGAGCTGCTATGAGTCCCTCCTTAGAGCTATACCAATGGAGAAACCTATGAGCCTAGACCTATTCCTAACGCTGCCAACCTGCCCCACCTGTGGCCAAGAGCCTGATGAGGTCTACTTCAACTGTACGTATAATCTCGCCCCTATGTGGTACAAGATTTACCCTGAGGATGAGAACTTCGTGCCGATAGAGGGGCTTACAGGGCAGGCTGCAGAGCGGAAGATTTTCGATGCCCTGGCAATCCTAGAAGATCACCAAGAAGAGTTCGAGAAGCTCAATCCTATTAATCGGTGGGGCAGCTATGACTACTTGGTGAAATTCCTTACTGACGTCCATCAGGCCTGCGTGAAGTACCCTGATCTCGTCTGGCAGGCTGATCGCTAAGTCACCTCTATAATTATTATAAGTATTAAGATAACTTCTTATGATTATTATTATGGGAGCATAATCCTCTGGATAAGTCCCAATATCAGCTCTATGACTGGCCTATAAGCGTCTCTACACCTGAGTATAACCTGATGACACACCCTGGATAACCTATGCGCAGTAATCCATGTAGGTGGATATGCACGCCTAATCCATAGGATTTACTAGGGTTATCCCCAGGTATAGGCACTTGCGCCACTAGCAGAATTACCATTAGTATTGGGGTGTCTGGCCAAGGACTTACGGCCTGTAACCCATATTAAGGATAATCTTATGAGATTCTCAATGAGAGAGTGGCTGAAACTTTACCGGACTACCCAGGCCTTTGGCGAGAAGCTCAAGAACTTTCACTACGCTAAGGACATTCCTCAAGGCAAGCGGCTCTCCAGGGATACAGTGGCGCTATATCTCATGGAGATTAACTCCCTGACCGAGAGGACTAAGCGCTACCTGGATGGATGTGGTATGGTTTTACCTAAGACGCCATGGGAGTACAGGGCAGAGGATAAGGGAACCTGGCCATCGCATGATAGTTTCAGATACCAGCATTTAATGCCAAGAGGAGTAGCATGCCTATGAACCCGAACCAGAAGCATGAGAATTACCGATGGGAGCGCTTTAAGTACAAGGTTATGAAGTTCATTACTAATGCGGATATCGCATTTGGGTTCTTCCTAGGGAGTAGCGTCACTAGTGTGGTTTGGCTTATCATACAGCTTTACGCGGAACGCTGACTCTAAGGAGAGATCATGACTACCTCCTTAAAGATTACTGGAGTACAAAGATGAGAGATATTGCAGATTTTAAGTGCTACCTTAGCTGTAGGCTAGAAATTGCCAAGAGCTTTCTAAAGCAGGAGGTGAAAGTGGGAAGCGGCGAGGAGTTGGAGCAGTGGATGGTCAAGGGTCGCATGCTGGAGATTGAGAAGCTTCTTGAGAGGCTAACCCAGGTTAGGGATAGGTCTAGTGATGAAACCCATGCTGAGGTGAGAGATGAATCCTCTTGAGCAGGTAATCTATTACCTGGAGCGCAGGCTTATGTACGCCAGAGAGGACTTGGAACTTGGTGTAATGCCTGGAGTGCAGAACGCTGTAGAGCTGGAGCAGGTCAGGGTGCGCATCTATGAGCTCATGACCACGCTCGCCTTCGTCAAGCACCTGGATCACATGTATCCTCCGCAAAGTACTCCCGCATCGTCTGAATGAATTCAACATTGAATGGGGTGAGGTCTCCCTCATTCATGTGCTCCACAAGAATGGTGAGGAAGGTATAGGCTCGAAGCGTATGCTCCGGCGACCGTGTCTTCACGTTCTTCTCCATCATATCTAGGAATCTCCTGACATTCTTGATCTCCTTGAGCACGCATAAGCGCAACTGCGTCAAGCTATCCACGAAGATTAGTCGCCGCTCACTAGCAGTATCATGCTACTCCATAACATACATGCTTCCCACCACTCTATGGCTGTATGATTGTGCAGGATAGTCACGATAGAGGCGCAACATGCCGCCTTAAGTAAGGTGGTTGATATATTAGCTGACAAGATTAATTCTCCGAAATATATTGCACTTAAGTGTAGTCTATATTAACCTGATAAGCTTGCGAGCTCAATAGATTTCAGGAGTAATGATGGATCCAAGGTATGAATTGTATAAGGTATATCGCAAAGTTGTAGCGAAGGAGCAGCTTAAATCTATGATTTGTGGAGATGGTGATGAGTGATAATGGGGTAGAGAGCTACTATCACTGCGACCACTGTACTGAGGATGTAATGATTGAGATTGTCTGCCCCATTTGCGGCCTAGGGAATCCTTCAAGCCGTGAAGCCCTGGAGAACCTGATACCGCACATAGTGGAGATTCGCGAGAAGCGTTACGAGTTATTCAAAGTCATGAGGGAGAAGTATGATTGGGGCTACACTGATGCCTGCGAGGCAATACTCGCCAAGATTGGGGATTTACTTAAGGAGCTTACGGATGGCAGAGACGGAATTGGAGGAGATAAGACGCTTTTGGGAGAAGAGGTACCCTAACATTGAGGTCACTCTCTATGCCAATGAGGCTGGAGATAAGTACTTCGGAAGAATGCGTGGTGCCGAATCTACTGTAGAGTTAACCGCTGACACCATTGGCGATCTTATCGGCCAAGGTGAAGCATTTCTGAGGACTTTGAGGTAATGGCGAAATTGGGATTAGGATTAAGATTTGATGAAGATGAGGTGTGGCTATATTACCACCATGTAGAGAATTATAAGAAGCTTAAGATGATTAAGGGCGCGTACTGCGATAAATTTGGGCTCAATAAGGTAAAGTTCGGCAACATGAAGTATGTGATCGGATATTGTAAGGCCAAGAGCCTCTCAAGATATCGTCGCATGATGGCGCTCCTAGACGAATTCGATAAGGCTGTAGATGATATTACCGTTAAGGATTTCTGCAAGTCTCATCGTGTTAGTACTGATGACTTCTATGTAGCCTCGCGCCATAGAGAATTTACATGGATAATATTGAAGCGGGTTGCAGAGAATTATCCGGCTCCAGAGCTTATTGAGGTAGTGCCGCTACAGCCTGAAGTGGATGTAAATCTCGCAGATCCAGAACTCGCTACTCAAGAGGTGATGGTGCCAGATATGGGTATCGAGCCAATTGAGTTAGTCGGTATTGCTGATGATCCTGCGCTTGCACGTAAGCGTGGGCTCTTTGAAATGATATCTATTGTAGAGGAACCTGAGTCACACGAGATTCAGCCTAATCCAGAGGTTATACCTGAAGAGATTACTCGCGAACCTATCATTAATCCTGAGAAGCTGGATGAGATAGCAGTATTCGACCCATTCGAGCACTTGGCCGTAGATGAGGAAGTGGTTAAACCTAAGTTTACGCTATCAGACTTCATATCTAAGAGAAAGCTGTCAGAGAACCTGACACCTGACGAGCCCATCAATACTGACTCAGAGCTTGACGAATCATCTGACGAGGAAGTAGTGCCACCTGCTAAGAGAAGCCGCAAGCCTAAGGCTCTCGAATTTGACGTTGCCGACGAGCCTCATCAGCCCATGAAGTTCTTCGCTCTCAATACTCCACAAGTTTCCAAGACTGTAGATGATGGAATTGGACGAATCGGAGAGGGCAGCTGGAGTGACCGTGCTCCGGCTCCTAATGTCCACTCAGAACCCGAAATCCAACTTAAAGGAAACCGCATTGAGCTCACCTTCACCAAGACTGTAAGGCTCACTGCAGCTCCCGACACGCCGCAAGCCCAATTACTCGATATTATTAACTTACTTAAGGACTTATAATGCTCATACCTTACGAGAATCGCACCATTTACATCGCTTCCCAGCCAGTAGACTTCAGAATGTCCATTGATGGGCTTTCGAACTTCGTCCAACGGGAGCAGAAGACGCACCTCCATGATGGCAGTATCTACGTATTCTACAATGCTCACAGGGATAAGATGAAGTGCCTCTTCTGGGATCGCAATGGCTTTGTACTATACTACAAGAGGCTGGATAAGTGTAGGTTCCATATTAAGAAGATGCTGAAGAAGGTCGAGAAGATTACCGCTTCTGAGCTTGAGGTTCTGTTGTCTGGCTTTGAGCCTGCAGCGATAGAGCATGAGCCGAGAGTTAGGCAGGTAGCCCATCTGGAGCATGTGGTATGATGGGCAATGAATTTTGGGATTCCGCGTATCATCTACTGCTAACCATCTCAGTGAGCGCTAACATTTATAGTATTTACCGATTGGAGAAGCGCATAGCAGCCCTCGATTATTCGGTGCAATTGCTTCAAGCAAGTAGCCATGAGCGACTTATTAAGTCATGGCGTGAGGTAAATTTAGGAGAAAAGGATGATTAGTACTTTCGACTTAGGCCAAGAGGTCTGGTGGTTCTACCAGGAGGCTCCAGGTCAAATCACCATAAGAAGTGGGAGGCTACACGGCATGAAATGGAAGCGAGGATTCATCCGACGGTACAGGATTTTCTACGTAGACAATTATGAGATCGACCTTTGCTATCTTTATAGCTCAAGGAAGGAGGCACTGGAGTCAATGATAGAGAACTTAAGGTTTGAGCTTGACGCCATCTAGTCCTTAGAGTAGTATCTAGCTCTTGAAGCCGGTGGGAAGCTAAGGTAGTAATTCCAGAGTAGCTCAGATGGTAGAGCGGAGGCCTGTTAAGCCTTGTGTCGGGAGTTCAATCCTCTCCTCTGGAGCCATATTACAGGGAGTTGGCATGAGTGAATTTAAGTTTGAGCCCCACAAGGGCGTAGGCAAGATACTGTTGATAGTCTTCATAGTATTGAAGCTGACAGGCCTAATAGACTGGTCATGGTGGTGGGTGACATCGCCGTTTACAATTCCATTGGCTATAGCTTTAGGGATTATAATTATAATAGGATTTCTAGTGGGCTTAGTTATAGTATTTGCGAAGCTTACTGGCATAGAGATAGAGTTTTAGCGGTCACTGGTTCGCATCCAGTCCTCGCTAGCAGATTGTGTCCGGTGGTTCGATCCCACGCTTACTACGGCTATTGATTTAGCCCTTGGCTGTCCTAGAGGGAGGCGGCGCAATTGAACTCTTCCACCCCGGGATCGTGGTTGAGAGGCCGTCCGGTCAGGCCATATTGATAGGCTCCAAGGTCGGGAGTACCAGGGATCGGAGCGGGTTAGAGCCCCGCGCTAGAATTAATGAACTCTAGCGCTAGAGTCGGTCTGGTCTCCGATATATGCCAGCTGATAGAGGTTCAGTGTAAATGCCCTTGTATCGGGTGCGATCCCCGACATTATTATGACAATCTTGGCACCAAGCCTTGAACTCCTGACAATCTTACGGCAATTAGAACTGGCCAAGGTTTGAGGTCAATGATTGTCGCCAGATTCGGGAAGATGTTCGAATATAGGGACGGCATTAACCCATGCTCAGGGCAAGCTAGAACGTGATAGCTCCCTGCTGATAAGTGTGAATCTTATCCTTTCCGTCCACGTTATGAAGCAGAGCTCGAAAATCCCGGAGTGAAGAGCGCCTCATTGCAACCCCGGCATGGTTCCGTAACTTCCATGCTTGCTGCCTAAGTGGAGCGAATTTCACTTAGGTAATTTCCCTGATAAGGGGAGCCTGCGTAGAGTCTGCCGACACTTGACTACGCAGTGTAACGAGGTAGGTGCGGGGGAAGTTCCCGCTGCTTCATTCTATTTAGGAGACGACATCCATTCGGGAGGATACCTGGCTGTAACCCAGAGGTCGGCTAGTCCGTCAAGGTTCGAATCCTTGCGTCTCCACCAAGAGGAGTAATCATGATCTGGATAAGTGTGCGAGATAAGCTTCCATCCAACTTCCTGGAAGTACTGACCATAGATGCCCAAGGTGCTTATACGGTGTGTCTCAGGAATGGCGTTAATGAGTGGCGCTATCGTGGCTGTTATGATGACTGCTGTGAGTGCTGCGCTGGCAATATCACACATTGGGCTGAATTGCCGGAGCCTCCAAGTGACTGACATCTTCGTCTTCGGCAGCAACCTTCAAGGAATCCACGGAGCAGGAGCAGCTAAGTACGCCCTAAATCACCATGGCGCTAAGATGGGTATCGGAGTTGGCCAGCAGGGAACCTCATATGCTATCCCCACGAAGTCCACTCCATATAAGCGTCTAAGGATAGCTGATATCTGGGACTACGTCTGGGAGTTCATGAATTGGATTGATGCGCACCGCAATCATACGTACCTTCTCACCCCTATTGGCTGTGGTCTTGCTGGATTTAAGCCAGAGGATATGGCCAAGCTCTTTGGCAAATTTAAGCCACCTCCGAACCTTAAGTATCCTCGCGAATTCGAGCCCTATCTGCCTTTTATGGCCGATCACCCTGAATTCTTAGCTAACTTCCCCAATTTCAAGCCCAACCTCTAGGGATTTCGTCCCAACTCATGCTATTTTAATAACGTAGTACTATTAAGGCTCACATGATGTGACTTCGGCAAAGGATTGCCCCTTATGGATAAGTCAGCATTAAGGCTTGAGAATGCCGAGCTTGCAGCGAAGCTCAAAGGCAGTCTCCTGCTCTTCATCCAAGCGTTCTTCCCAATCCTCACAGGGCGAGAGTTTATAGTCTCTCAGCCCCTTGGTAGGGAGAGCCACTTCATTACGATATGCCGTGCGCTGACGAAGTGTACTCGCTTGGAATCCCTGCGTCTACTAATTAATGTGCCTCCGGGGCATGGCAAATCTGTCATAGTAAGCTTTTGGATCTCCTGGTGTATGGCCAAGTGGTCAGACTGTAACTTCCTCTATATATCCTACGGCAAGGTCTTAGCTACCACACACACCGATACCGTTCGCAGGATCATGAGCCTAAGCCAATATCGCAATCTCTTTGGCGTGCGTCTTATGGAAGACTCCCAAGCCAAAGACTTCTTCACTACAGAAGGTGGAGGAACCGTGGCTGCTTTCGGATCAGCAGGTGATATCACAGGCCGTAATGCAGGACTCCCAGGACTTGACCGCTTCTCAGGTGCCGTCATCATCGATGATGCCCATAAACCTGATGAGGTCACCTCCGACACTATACGCGAATCCGTAATCACCAATTATCGTAATACCATCCTTCAGAGGCCTCGGGGCGTGAATGTGCCCATAGTCTTCATAGGGCAACGGTTGCACGAGCAAGACTTACCTGCCTACTTCCTTGCAGGTGAGGATGGCTATGAGTGGGATAGGGTCATACTACAGTCTCTAGATGAGGCTGGTAACGCACTTTATCCCGAGGCCTTCCCTCTAGAGATGCTTAAGATTAGGCAGGAGAAGGATAGGTACGTATTTGCAGCCCAACATCAGCAAGACCCACAGCCCGCAGGTGGTGGCCTCTTCCTTCCAAGTGATTTCCCGCTCCTCCATGACGAGCCAGAACTCCTCATGACCTTCATTACCGCAGATACGGCAGAGACTGAAGACCCGCGCAATGATGCTAGCGTATTCAGCTTCTGGGGAATTTATAGCCTTGTGATAGAAGGCCGCAAAGTGGGAGTGCAAGCCCTACATTGGCTGGCCTGCCGTGAGATGAGAGTCGAGCCTAAGAACCTGGAATCTGAGTTCTTGGATTTCTGGCAGGATTGTGCCAGGCATCCTAAGCCGCCAATGGTAGCTTTCATCGAGAAGAAGTCCACAGGAGTTACCCTCATATCAGTACTGAAGTCCATGCGAGGGCTTAAGGTCAGAGAGATTGAGCGCACCAGGAAGTCAGGCTCTAAGTCTCAGCGATTCATCGATATCCAGCCATTTATCGCAGGCAAGCTCGTCTCCCTCCCCGCCTTTGCCCCTCATACCGAGATGTGCATCAACCACATGAAGAAGATTACCAACAATGATAGCCACGCCCATGATGATATTGCGGACACCTGCAGTGACGCAGTCAGAATTGCACTCATGGACAAGCTACTGGGCGCATATCTCTATAAGGACTCGCTCTTCAAGGGAGCCACGCAAGTAGCAAGCAATAGATTTAATGAGCTCGTATCACTTAAGAAGCGAGCTTACGAGAGACGGATTTAGGGGCATGAAGCCCAAGATTACATAGGGATTTGATATGGCATTGATCGCAAGGAAGTACACGACCCAACTGGATAGGATTAAGCAGTCAGTAGAGCAGTCCTATACTTACTTCAGGGCTAACTATGAGCGCTATCATCAATTTATGCGCTTTATGTATAAGTCGACGCTGACCCAAGATGATGTGGCAGTACTGGCTACACTCCAGCGCCCACAGATTGAATTCAATGTCATGGAGGCCTACGTAAGCCGACTTAGAGGAGAATTCAGCCGTATGGCTCCAGGCTTCGTAGTCCGAGCCATGGATGGCTTCGATATGGTCGACCCTAACCTCATAAGCATATTAGAGGCACACTTCAGGGCAATCCTCAATGACTCCGACAATGATGGCTTCTCCTATGATGTCTATACTGACCTCTTGGTTGGCGGCTTCTCAGTAGTCGAGGTCTACACCGATTACCTCAATCCTATGTCGATGGATCAGAAGATTTGCGTAGATAGGGTATTCGACCCAACCCTATGCGGGTTCGACCCCTTAGCCCGTAAGTCCCACAAAGGTGATGGAGCCTATTGCTTCCAGCTTTTCCCCAAAGAGGCCGAAGAGGTAGAGCGCGAATACGGCTCAAATGCAGTCAAGGGGCTTAAGTATGCCCGCACCTTCTCAGGCTTCAACTGGTCATATAGAGCTGCCAGGAAGGACATCGTGCTCATGTGCCAGTACGACCTCAAGGAGTTCAAGAAGGAGAAGATAACGAAGCTCTCCAATGGCCACACAGTAGGAGTCAAGCAGTATGAGGAGCTCGTAGGAATGTGGGAGGCATCAGGTCGGATTGATGTGCCACCTGAGCCCATTGGTAAGGTTCGCGAGACAATTCTCGAGCATATTACCCGCCACACCTTCTCAGGCGCAGAACTGGTCAAGGTTGAGAAGACCAACTTCAGCATGCTGCCTCTCGTCTTCTTCGATGGCAATTCCGCAGTGCTGCGCGACAATAATGACTCTACTGCCGAGCAGATGACGCGCCCTTACATCTACAATGTGCGTGACGCCCAGAGGCTTAAGAACTACGCAGGCCAGTCGCTAGCCAATGAGCTTGAGAATACTGTCGAGCATAAGTTCGTGGCAGCTGTCGAGTCCATACCAGAGGATTACATTGATGCCTATATCAATGTCCAGAAGCCCAGTACGCTGCTCTATAACGCTTTCTATGAGGGCGACCCACAAGTGCCACTCCCTCCTCCTCGAGAGGTAGTGCGAACCCCAATTCCACCGCAGATTTCTGAGACCTTCCAGATGAGTGACAATCTTATCCAGGGCATCTTAGGCAGTTATGATGCGGCCTTGGGGATACAGAACAATGAGCTATCAGGCGTGGCTATTATGCAGGGTGCTATGCACTCCAATGCGGCTGCTATGCCCTACACCGTGGGCTTTATGAAAGGGCTCAATCGGGTCTGCCAGCAGTTCCTGGACTTGATTCCTAAGTACTACGTCACACCTAGGTCTCTGCCAATCGTCATGCCAGATGGCAAGCGTTCCTACCAGACCATCAATGTGGTCGGCAATCCCTTCATGGACTATGACCCTATGAGCCTGCAGGTCAAGGTGGAAGCAGGCGTGAACTTCGCTGTACAGAAGCAGATATCTCTGGAGACCATCATCCAGCTTATGCAGACCTCTGAGGCCTTTGCCGCCTTCATGAATACTAAGGGATTAGGAATTCTCCTGGATAATATAGAGATACGCGGCATTGAAGGTCTTCGTCAGGCTGCAGGGGAGTTCATGCAAGAGACCGAACAGAAGCAGGCTCAGGCCGAGCAGATGGCTCAAGCCCAGATGGCACAGCAGATCGATCCTAAGCAGCTTATGGCCGAGCAGCAGCAGGTTGATATGGCGAAAGTTGCCCAGAAGGCTGAAGCAGTTAAAACCCAGGCTCAAGTCCAGCTCACTAAGATTGCTACCGATGATGCCGTCAAGAATAAGCTTGCGGACATTGAGTTTATTAAGGCGATATCTCAGGTGGAAGGTGCCGAGGCTGACCAGGCTCTAAGCCAGGAGAAGGTCGATGCTGAGAATTCACGTACAGCAGTGGAAATGGCTATTAAGGTTAGTGGCCATCATCATGAGGTGAAGCACGCTGATAGAGAGCATGAGCTCAAGAAGGCTGAAGTAGCTAAGAGGTCAAAGGATGGCCAAGAAGCGTAGAGGCTTTTGCCGCTGTAGCACCTGCCTCTTCAATATGAGGTCAGGTTGGTGGAAGCGTGAGCTCATTGAGAGAGATATTAGAAAGGAGGAGAGAGATGGATATCGGCTACATCAGCCCTAAGCTCAAGAGCATGATAGAGAATGCCAAGATTTATTCGAAGCAAGCTCTACATCCAGGCATAGTGGAAGTTGGCAATGTGAACCTGATTGACCGTCCTGGCCTTCCAGGGATTGAGAAGGGTGCTTGGGGCAACATCTTTACCGGAACCCATGAGCTTGAGGGCGGCAAGATTGCGCTCCTACCTCATATCGTCAATGGAGTTAAGCTCTCAGGCAAGGAAGCATTCGATCACTACAAGAAGACTGGCGAGCACGCTGGTATCTTCGAGTCTGAAGCTTCTGCAGATGCCTTTGATAAGCAACTCCATGAAGATATGGGATGGCTTGGGTCTAAGAATAAGTGGTCTGATAATAGCGCAAGTGCAGGAGAGTGATATGCCATTCAAGTCTAAGGCTCAGGCCAAATTCATGTTCGCTAAGCACCCAGAGATAGCCAAGGAGTTCGCGGCAGCTACTCCAAGCATTAAGAAGTTGCCAAATCATGTCAAGAAGAGGAGCAAGAAGAGATGAAGTCCGCACAGAATATGAAGCTAGAGAAGTCTAAGAAAGTTACTGAGCCCTACAAGGAGAAGCGTGGTTCGAAAGACAAGGCGCTACGCACTTCCGAGACGTCCAAGCGCGAGAAGGAAGGGGATGGTCGAAGGGTCAAATCTAAGATGGATGTGAGGTGCTAGGAGGATAAGATGGCTAAATTGAATGCTGCTAAGCGTAAGAAGATTCCCAAGGGTGAGTTTGGTTTACCTGGTGAGCGTAAGTATCCAATGCCAGATAAGAGCCATGCCAGGAATGCCAAGGCTCGAGCATCTGAGATGGAGCATAAGGGCAAGCTGTCAGAGTCTTCCAAGGAGAAGATAGATGCCAAGGCAAATCGTATTTTAGGGAGCAAGCGATGAGTAGAGACAAGCCCAAAGGTGGTATGCGTCAGAAGCCAAAGGAGAGGAAGAATGGAGATGTTGCGCAAGATCGGAAGCTCGTTAAAGAGATGGTTAAGAAAGCTTCTCTTAAGTGATCCCAAGCTGCCTTTCCGGGCAAAGGATTCACTTCTGGCTAAATCGTCGTATATACTTTAGTCAGAGTTGTACGTGACTAGCCACGAGGGATGCTAGGCCATTTACGCAGCTATGCGGTCAAACTAGCCCGAACTACAGGATGTAGGTGATCACGGTCACACCGGATACAGTGAGGTTTTAGATGGATGCAAAGGATATTGCAGAAGAATT